TTTGAAAAATGGTGTAAAGTATCCAGGCAACGAACACATGGGTGCTTTTGGTTGTGACAGCTACGATATATCAGGGACTGTAGATAGAAGAGGTTCTAATGGAGCTTTGCATGGTTTAACAAAGTTTAGTATGGAAGACGCTCCTGCAAACCACTTTTTTTTAGAGTATTTATCAAGACCGCAAACTGCTGAGATATTTTTTGAAGACGTTTTGATGGCTTTAGTGTTTTATGGCATGCCAATGTTAGCAGAAAATAACAAGCCTAGGTTGTTGTATTATTTAAGACGTAGAGGTTATAGAGGCTATAGTATGAATAGGCCAGATAAAACTTGGAACAAACTATCTGTAGCAGAGAAAGAAATAGGTGGTATACCAAACACTAGTGAAGATATAAAACAAGCTCACGCAGCAGCAATAGAAATGTACATACAAGATCACGTAGGTATAAAACAAGATGGAAGTTTTGGAAGTTTGTATTTTAACACTCTTTTAAACGACTGGTCAAGATTTGATATAACAAAAAGAACAAAGTTTGACGCGACAATAAGTAGTGGTTTAGCAATTATGGCTAACAATAGACACTTGTATGCGCCAAACGCAAAAATAGAGAAACCAAAATTAAATATACATATTTCTAAATATAAAAACACAGGAAATGTATCGCAAATAATTAAAAAGTAAATATGGCAGAGTCTGGCATTAAAAGTTATTTTCCTAGTCAAACAGTAAGCGATGCTGAAAAGTTAAGTTATGAATATGGTTTAAAAGTTGCTAAAGCTATAGAAATAGAGTGGTTTAACAACGATAAAAGCTCTAATAGATTTAGAACTAATCATAATAACTTTCACAACTTAAGGCTTTACGCTAGGGGAGAACAATCAATACAAAAATATAAAGATGAATTATCTATAAACGGTGATTTATCTTATCTTAATTTAGACTGGAAACCTGTTCCAATTATACCTAAATTTGTAGATATAGTTGTTAATGGTATGTCGCAAAGGACGTATGATATAAAAGCGTACTCGCAAGATCCTTATGGAGTAGCAAAGCGTACAAAGTATATGGAAGACATACTTAGCGATATGAGGTTAAAAGAGTTTCATGCCGCTGTTCAAGATTCTCTTCAATTAGATATAAGAAAAAGTGAATTAGAAGAACTACCTGAAACAAAAGAAGAGTTAGAACTTCACATGCAGTTAACATACAAACAATCTATTGAGCTAGCAGAAGAACAAGCGTTAAACACTTTGTTTGAAGGTAATAGGTACGATCTTATCAAAAAACAGTTTTATTATGATTTAACAGTACTAGGTATAGGTGCTGTAAAAACAAGTTTCAACACATCAGAAGGTGTTGTTATTGATTATGTTGATCCAGCGAATCTTGTTTACTCTTATACAGACTCTCCTTATTTTGAAGATATATATTATGTTGGTGAAGTAAAATCTATACCGGTAAACGAACTAGCTAAACAATTTCCACATTTAACAGAATCAGACCTTGAAGATATAATGAAAAACAAGACTTACAATAGGTCTAATTATAACTCTTCTTATTCTGCTAAAAAAGAAGACAACAACACTGTTCAAGTTTTATATTTTAATTATAAAACTTACATGAACGAAGTTTATAAAATAAAAGAAACCGCTTCTGGTGCTGAAAAAATTATTCCAAAAAATGATCAGTTTAATCCACCAGAAAATATGGAGGGTGGTTTTGGTAAAATGTTAAGATCTATTGAATGTTTATATGAAGGTGCTTTAGTTTTAGGTAGTGATAAGCTTTTAAACTGGGGTATGGCTAAAAATATGGTTAGGCCAAAAAGCAATTATAATAAAGTTAAAATGAATTACGCTATAGTTGCTCCTAGAATGTATAACGGTAAAATAGAGTCTATTGTAAGTAGAATAACTAGTTTTGCAGACATGATACAGTTAACACACTTAAAACTTCAACAAGTGTTATCTCGCATGGTGCCTGATGGTGTTTATTTAGACGCTGATGGTTTAGCTGAAATAGATTTAGGTAACGGTACAAACTATAATCCGCAAGAAGCTTTAAACATGTTCTTCCAAACAGGTTCTGTTATTGGTAGATCGTTTACGCAGGATGGTGATATGAACCCTGGTAAAATTCCAATACAAGAGATAACTAGTGGTAGCGGTGGAAATAAAATGCAAGCTCTTATAGGTAATTATAACTATTATCTACAAATGATAAGAGATGTAACCGGTTTGAACGAGGCTAGAGACGGTACAACTCCAGATAAAAATGCTTTAGTAGGTGTTCAAAAGCTAGCAGCAGCAAATAGTAACACAGCAACTAGACATATACTACAAGCAGGTTTATACTTAACAGCTGAGGTTGCAGAGTGTTTGTCGCTTAGAATATCTGATATTATAGAATACTCACCAACACACGAAGCTTTTATAGAATCTATAGGTGTTCATAACTCTGCAGTTTTAAAAGAAATGAGTGAGTTGCACTTGTATGACTTTGGTATATTTTTAAACTTACAACCAGATGAAGAAGAGCGCATGATGCTTGAAAACAATATTCAAATGGCGCTACAACAACAAATAATAGAACTTGCTGATGCTATTGATATTAGAGAAATAAAAAACATAAAACTAGCTAATCAACTTTTAAAGTTGCGTAGAAAGAAAAAACTAGAAAGAGATCAAGCTATGCAAGAGCGTAATATACAATTACAGTCTCAAGCTAATCAACAAGCGGCACAAGCAGCAGCTGCAACTGAAGTTCAAAAAAACCAAGCTTTAGCACAGAGTCAAATACAGTTAGAACAAACAAAAGCGCAGCTTGAGTCTCAAAAAATGATGCAAGAGGTTCAGCATAAAAAAGACTTAATGGCTTTAGAGTTTCAGTATAACATGCAGCTAAAAGGTATTGAAGTAGATGGTATGAAAGAAAGAGAAAGACAAAAAGAAGATCGTAAAGACGAAAGAACAAGAATACAAGCTTCGCAACAATCAGAACTTATAGATCAAAGAACAACTGGTAAACCACCTAAAAGATTTGAGTCTGCAGGTAATGATATATTAGGAGGCGGTATTGATTTAGGGCCTTTTGATCCTAGATAAAAATTATTAACTATTATTATATTATATTATGGAAGAAAAAAATGAAAAAGTAGTAGAAGAAACTACAAATCAACCAACTGAAAATGTTGAAGAAGTTAAAAAACCAGAAACAAACGAGCATGGAGATTTTGTTATCAACATGGATAAACCAAAAGAAAATGAAACCAAACAAGAAGCTAAAGAAGATAATACTTACAACAGCGGAGTGGTTGAACTCGTTGAAGACACCACAACCGTACCGGAACAAGAAGAAGTACAACAGGAAGATCAAACACAAGAAACTTCAGTTTTAGAAGAAGTAAAAGAAGACGAAAAAATAGAAGAAGAAAAAGTTGAAGAGCTAGAAACAAAAATCGAGAACACCGTCGTCAAACCTGTAGAAAAACAAGAACCGCTACCAGAAGATATACAAAAACTTGTAGACTTTATGCAAGAAACTGGTGGAGATTTAAACGACTATGTAAAATTAAACAAGGATTATAGCAAACTTGATGATTCTGAATTATTGTACGAATATTATAAACAAACAAAACCTCATTTAAACATAGAAGAAATAAACTTTTTACTAGAAGATAGATTTTCTTTTGACGAAGATGTGGATGAGGAAATAGAAATAAAAAGAAAAAAACTAGCGTTTAAAGAGCAAGTTGCCAACGCTAAAAGCCACCTGGACGGGCAAAAGTCCAAATACTATGAAGAAATTAAAGCTGGTTCAAGGCTTACATCTGAACAACAAAAGGCTATAGATTTTTTTAATAGATACAACGAAGAGTCAGAAACGACAAGAAAAGCAGCTGAAGCAAACTCTGAAATTTTTACACAAAAAACTAATGAGGTTTTTAACGACAAGTTCAAAGGTTTTGAATATAATGTTGGTGATAAAAAATACAGGTTTAACGTTAAAAATGCTGATGAGGTTAAAAACACGCAAAGCGATTTAAACAATTTTACTAAAAAGTTTTTAGATAAAAAAATGGCTTTAAAAGACGCTGCGGGTTATCATAAATCTCTTTATACAGCTATGAACGCGGATGCTATCGCAAAACATTTTTATGAGCAAGGAAGAGCTGATGCAATGAAAGACAGTATTAGTAAGTCAAAAAACATTGACATGAGACCAAGACAAGCACATGAAAATATAAAAGTTGATGGTATAAAAGCTAGGGTTGTTGGTGAAAGTTCTTCTGATTTTAAGTTTAAAATTAAAAACAAAAAATAATAACAATTTAAAAACATTACATTATGGCAATTACTGCAGGTGGTAGTCTTAATAGTGTTCCTGCTCCTACTAGACAGGCACTACAAAGTAACTACCTAGACTTAGCGTCTACAGCTGGACAAGGTTGGGCGCAACAATATTTACCAGACCTAATGGAGAAAGAAGCTGAGGTTTTTGGACCAAGAACTATTTCAGGTTTCTTAGCTCAAGTAGGTGCTGAAGAATCTATGACTGCTGATCAAGTTGTTTGGTCAGAGCAAGGTAGATTACACCTTTCTTACAAAGGTCACATCGCTAACGGCGCTAACCAAATTACTGGTACTAACAATGGTTTTACTTTTGAAATCGATACTGATATTGATGGTAACGCTGTTGATACAGCTAGTATTGATCACGGTGTTAGAGTTAACGATATGGTATTAGTAGCTGACGCAAATGCTACTGTTAAAGGTTTAGTTACTGAGGTTTCTAACGACCAAGTAGCTGTAGCTTTGTATGACGCTGGTAACACTACAGCAACTGGTGCTAACGCAGGTTTAGCTACTGGTTCTGGTGATTCAGCTACATTACTAGTTATCGGTTCTGAATACAGAAAAGGTGACGATTACCAAAACTCTACTACTCGTCAAGCTAACGAGCCTCAATTTACTTCTTTCTCTAACAAGCCGATCATTATGAAAGACTTTTATCAAGTTTCTGGATCTGATGCTTCAAGAGTTGGTTGGGTTGAAATCGCTAGTGAAATGGGTGCTGCTGGTTACTTATGGTACTTAAAAGCTGAAGCTGACACAAGAGCTAGATTTGTTGATTACTTAGAAATGACTATGCTTGAAGCTATCATGGGTGATACTGATCAGTCTACTGTTGATGCTTACTTAGGAGATACTTCAACTGACCACTTTGGTACTCAAGGTTTATTTGATGCTATCGAAACAAGAGGTAACATTACTACTGGTATTACTGGTGTTAACGCTGCTACTGATTTAGCTGAGTTTGACGCAATATTAGCTGAGTTTGATTCTCAAGGTGCTATTGAAGAAAACATGTTATTTGTTAATAGAGCTACATCTTTAGCTATTGACGATATGTTAGCTTCTATGAACTCTTACGGAGCTGGTGGTACTTCTTATGGAGTATTTGACAACTCTGAAGATATGGCTTTAAATTTAGGTTTCTCTGGTTTCAGAAGAGGTTCTTATGACTTCTACAAGTCTGACTTCAGATACTTAAATGACAAAGCTACAAGAGGAGGTATAAACTCAAGAGATACTGTTAACGCTATTAGAGGAGTTATTATCCCAGCTGGTGTATCTTCTGTTTATGACCAAATGTTAGGTAGAAACATGAAGCGTCCTTTCTTACATGTTAGATATAGAGCTTCTCAAACTGATGATAGAAGACTTAAGACTTGGGTTACAGGTTCTGTAGGTGCTGCTACATCTGCTTTAGATGCAATGCAAATCCACATGTTATCAGAAAGATGTT